GGGCCGGCCGCGCGGATCGACCCGAAGGCGCCCACGAACCAGAACTCGCCGGTGGTGTCGTAGTGCTGGGTGAGGGTCTCGATGAACTCGAAGCGGTCCATCAGCGGGTTGGGCATGTTCAGCAGGTCGAGCGCCGCGTGCCGGGTGACCTCGGTACGGGTCTCCACCTCGCGGTACACGCGCCGGCCGTCGGTCTGCTTGCGGTACAGGTGCCAGTCGACCATGGCGGTGGACTCGGCGAGCCGGCTGATGATGCCGAACGCCGTCGACACCTCGCCGTACTGCTCCATGCCGCGCTTCATCTTGGCTTCGGTGGAGGTGCCGCGCCCGGCGAGGACGTTGAAGATGCCGTCGGAGCCGGCGTGCTTGGGGGCCTGGGGGACCGGAGAACGGTTGAGGAACGCGCCCAGGGGATTGCCCAGACCCTTCACTCACGCCTCCTGTTTGTCTCTCCGGCCGCCCACTGGAGCAGCCAGCACATGATCCCGCCGGTGATGTATCCCGCCGGCGCGTACATCCGGTACACCCCGAAGGAGATCAGGGTAGCTCCCCCCAGGGTAAACGCAAGCGTCAGCGCTAGGGTAACAGCACTTTGCAAGGTCACCCAGGCCCTGTGCCTTCGATCCTTCGACCGGCGCCACTGATCGCGGTACCTGGCCAGCTTCTGGCGCCACACCGGCAGGGGGATGAGGTCGGGGTCACGCACGGGGATCTCCTCAGTACTCGATGGTGCGGATGCGGGGACGGGCCTTCAGGTCCCGGAAGGCGACCATGTAGCGCATGGCATCCATGCCGTGGTCGTCCTCCTTGACCGGGTGCTCCTTGGGGGGCTTGCCGTTGAGCTGGGCAGTGGTCGTGCCCCGGTCCCAGATGTAGCCCACGATCTCGTCGATGGAGCAGACCGGCTTCTTCTTGTCGGACAGCTCCTTGTCCCGCTCGACCAGGGCGTCCTGGCACAGGTACAGCCCCGGCCGGCCGTCGGACTCGTTGATGAGCAGCCGGCGCTTCACGGCCTGGATGCCGTCCTCGACGGACTTCTTGGCCGCCGTGGTCGACATGCCCAGCTCGCGCTCCAGGACGGCCCGGCCCTCCGCGTCGTGGTCGCAGATGATGGCCCGGGGCCGGGGGTTGTTGCTGAGGTCCATGGCCTTGAGGATCTTCGGGGCCATCTTGTCCACGGTGATCTTCGTCTGGTACAGCTCCTTGTACAAGTACAGCCGGCCGTCCTCGTCCTCCGCCCAGAACTGCACGACCATCGGGTTGGTGTAGCCGAAGTCCACCGTGACGTACCGGGTCCACGAGATCGGCGGCCGGCCGATCCGCTTGTGCAGGTTGACGTCCGGGTTGAACTCCTCGTACACCAGGCCCTCGGCCGCGCACCAGATGCCCTTGCGCAGGCGCTGGTAGCGGACCCCGGTCAGGGCGTCCAGCTTGGCCATGTAGCTCTCGCCCACCTCGGTGAGCGCACCCGGCCCGTCCGGGGTCTGGTGGAACAGGATCGGGTTGTCCTCGTGCCGCGACCGGATGTAGTGGGTCTTACCGGTGTCGCAGCGGACCTTCAGCCAGTGCGTCGGCACGTCCGGGTTGGCGTCGGCGATGAGCTGCTGGTACGGCATCTTGCCGTTGCGGAGCCGGGTGGTGACCGCCTCCCAGTCCTCCTCGGTCAGCTCGGTGGCCTCCTGGGCGTAGACGATGTCGTACTCCGAGGACATGATCTTCATGGCCTTGTCCATGCCGCCCACGACCAGCCGGGAGCCGTTCTGGTACTTGTAGCAGGCCGCCTCCTTGGCCGAGCCGCCGTACCACTTGACCTCGCCGTTTGCGAGATGCTCCTTGGCCACGTGCTCCTCGTAGGTGACCAGCGCCGTCGACCCCAGCGAGGCCAGGGTCTTGCGGATGATCAGCCCCCGGGCGCCCGGGTACTTCAGCATCACGGCGTGGATCTTCTCCAGCAGGCACTTCGACTTGCCGGTGCCCGCCGGCCCCGCGTACAGCAGCTCCGGGCCCTTGAACCGGAAGGCGTCCACGGCCGTGCCGAACGGCTGGTAGCGGTGCCGGGGGGCGTTCGACCGGCGCAGGGCAGCCTGCCGGCGTCTCTCCGCCCGCTCCGCGTTCGTCCGGGCCAGCGTCGCGTCGATCAGCTCGTCGACCCCGTCAGTCATGCTCACGTCAGAACCCCCCCCCTCATCCCCCGGATCCGGGACTCCCGCTCCAGGAACCGGACCCACCAGGCCGGCCGCTCACGGCAGACCTTCTCCAGCGCCAGGCGCACCACCTCGGCGTTCTCCTCGTCGGCCAGGAACTCCACAGCCTCCTCAGATGTCATCGGCGCTCAGCCCCACGATCTCGTACACCGTCGTCTCCGTGGACACGTTGACCTGCGTACGGGCCGGAAGCTGGCCCAGCTCCTCCGCGACCGCCTTCAGGATGGACGTCAGCACCTCCGCGTTCCGGGGCGACCGGCCGGCCGCCATGTTCTCCGCCGCCTCCTGGTACTGGCGGATCCGGTCGAGCTTGTTCGCCACCCAGACACCGGCATATTCGTCGGCCAGGTTGTTCCGGACCTCCTCGATTTCGAGGCCGTACCTCTTCTTGAATGCCGACATGGCATTCTGCGAGACCCCGTACTGCTCGGCCAGTTCCTTTCCGGTTTTCTCGCCCAGCGCGATATCCCGGATAAGGCGGTGCTTTACCCAGCCCCTTTCCAGGTGACCGCGAATTGCGGGCTTCCGGTCGCTGCGGCGCGGCTCCAGCTCCGTGGCAGTCGCCTGCATCGGGTCGCCGGTGGCCGCATCCCTGACCACGTCATCCTTCCTCGGCACTGCTACTCTCCTCTCGTCGGCTCCCAGTGGGAGGTGTTACCTGGCGGTATTACTTGTGGGAAATTTAGGCACCGGTAGAAACGGGACCGTCGCCGGCCCATGATCAATTTGCAGGGAGCTTTGCAGAAGCGAATAGCAACTTTGCACATTGCAATAGCACACAGCAAACACCCTTTGCACATTGCAATGGCATACAGCAAACACCAACCCCCCACCATGCATACATACACACCCCCATGCATACTCATCCTTTACCATGCTGTGATGTTTAGGGGTAATGCCTGACGGGCATACTTCCAGGGAAGGCACCATCCACCCACTCACCCACGGAGCCCACGGTGATCACACTCAGCAAGATCACGGACAACACCCCCCTCACCATGATCCCCACCCCCAACCCCTACCGGGTCCGGCGTCCGTGGTACCCCCTGATGGCCCACCGTCGGCCCCTCCGGGACAACCACCTGACAGCCCTCCAGTCGGCCCTGTGGGTCCTGGCACTGGAAGGTGGGACCGCCCACCTGTCGGCCAACCTCACCCCCTCCACCGAGGTCTGAGCGGGTGAGGGGAGGGCCCGGGTCACCGGGTCCGGGCCTTCCCTCCACCTTCCCAGTCCACCCGTCCCGATCATCGGAGTGATCATGTTCTTCAAGGGCAACCTCGTCCGTGAGCAGGCGTCCGGTCTCACCGGCGTCGTCACCGACCGCGACCCCCACGCCGGAGAGTGCCTGGTCCGATTCGACCAGGGCGCCGACACGACGTCCATGGACGCCACCCACGGTCGCTGGCTGGCCGTCGAGAGCCTCACCAAGGTCGGCCACGACCCGGAGGCACTGGTCTGGCGAGTCACCCGTCTCGCACCGGCCGGACCCGACCAGGCCTGACGATCTTCGGTAGGGGGTCGGCCGACAGTCGGCCCCCGTCCGTGGACCATCAGCCCGACACCAGGAGTGATCATGGCACTGTCCCTGCCCCTTCGCTGGCCCGTGCTGGCCACCGACCCCGACCTCCCCGACCTCCCCGACCTGGTCATCGGCACCGTGGCCAGCACCTACACCGACGCGTGCGCCCAGGTGGAGGAGGCGTCGGCCGACCCCGACAATCCCTGGTACGGCTGGTCCATGATCGTCGGACCCTGGCCCGTCTCCACCTGAACGGCCGGACCATGGGGGTCCCCCGGCCACGGTCTGGGGGCGCCCCACGGTCTTACCGTCCAGTCTGAAAGTGGAGTCGATCATGTTGGACCTGGTCACGCGCACGGTCGCCCGGAACCTGTGCCTGGCAGCGTCGTTCGCTGCGGGTGCCGCACTGTGCCGAGTGGTGCTGGCATGGTCGGGTCGGGACGTCACGCTGATCATGCGTTGATTGTACTTGGGTGGATTGGTTTGAGCCGTCCCCCCTAGGGAATACCCACAGAGAACACCCCGTCGAAGGAGTCGGCCATGAACGAGTACCAGGACCAGTCCACCTGGTTCCGCGCGGAGTTCCGGACCCTGTCCGGCAAGCGCGTGGCCCGTGACTACGACACCCGCGAGGAGGCCTACCGAGCGGTCGAGGGCAAGCGTCGCGCCTCGGTCCGCCGGATGTCCGGTCTCGCCTGATCCGAGTGAGAGGGGAGCGTCCGGCCCGCCCGGACGTTGCCTGCCCATTCCGATCTATGGAGGAGCTGTGGACTACAGCAAGATCATGGCGGACCCGGTTGACGGGACCCGCATCGGTCACCTGTACACCCGGGCCGTCTCCCGTCCGGACCTCCCGTCCGTCCGGGACGCCTACGGGGCGTTCATCCGCCAGACCGACTGGCAGTACGACCTCCTGACCCGTCCGGTGTCCAAGGGCGGCTACGGGGTCACCGTGACGGTCACCGAGGCCGACCCCTACCCGGACGCCGACGCCATGTTCGCGGACGTCAGGGAGGGTCGCCTCCGGGTCTACGCCACGTCCCCCGACCAGGCTCACCCGATCCTGTCGGCGGACCAGAACGACCGCTTCAGGGCCGTGCACGACTACTTCGGCCACTTCGTGTCCGGCCGTGGGTTCGACCGCCACGGAGAGGAGGCAGCCTGGGTGTGCCACTCCCGCCTGTACTACGGTCCGGCGGTCCGCGCGATGACCACGGAGACCCGGGCCCAGTCCTCCACGTTCATTTGGATCAACGGGGGCAAGGAGTTCCCCCCGCAGAAGGCCGTCCTACTCCCCGAGTGGGTGTCCACCGTTCCCGTCAAGTGGTTGGTGTGATCACGATGTGCCTCCGGAAGTGCCTCGAACGCCCGGGTGTCCGGGTCACCCGCTCGTGTGGTGACCCGGACCCGCACCCCGAGCACGATCACTACTCGACCCGGGCCGGACGGTACGTCCACTGCTACGGGTAGCACCACAGCCCCGGCTGGCGTAGGGCCGTTCGATTCGGCCCCGGGGCACTGACCCTTCCACCAGTGCGTAGTGATCACAGGGAGTTCCCTCACTGATCACTGACGCCGGACAGGAGGGGGGCGTGATCAAAGGGAGGTCCCTCACTGATCAGTCGCGCCCCCCTCCGCAGGGTCGCTGTATTCCCCCCGCTCGGGGGGTTGGTCAAAGGAGGTGAGCCATGGACTGGCTCAAAGGCCCCGGGCCGTATGCCGGAGCCACTACCCCGCAGTCCGACTTCCCGTCGGTGCTGCCCCTGTCGGAGGCTTCCGACTGGCTTGCCGACTGCCGTGAATCCGAGATCCTCCTTGGGGTCGACGGAGACCAGCAGCCGGTCAAGGTGGACCTGTCGGCCGATTCGCCGCACCTCCTGGTGTCGGCCAGCACGGGGGCCGGGAAGTCGGCCATCGCGCGTTCGGTGGCCGTACAGCGTCTGGCCCGGGGAGACGTCGTGATCTTCCTGGACGTCAAGCGTCACTCGCACCGCTGGGCCAAAGCCCTTGCTCCGGCCGTCCACTACGCGCCGGACGTCCCGTCGGTGGGTGACGCGCTGGTCAACCTGGGGCGTGAGCTGCACCGCCGGAACGCGGTGGTGGATGCCTGGGAGGGCCCCCTGGAGGAGGCACCGGTCGGTCCCCGGATCACGGTGATCTTCGAGGAGATGAACGCCACGACCTCCCGGCTCAAGATGCTGGACCGAGGCCGTCCGTCCGGCATGTACTCGGCCATGGACGGACTGTCCGACGTGTCGTTCATGGGCCGCTCGGTCCGGATCGGCCTGGTCTCGTTCGCTCAGATGGCCTCCTACCGGTCTTCCGGCGGGTCCGAGGTCATCGAGAACTACGGGACCCGGATCCTGATCAACTACTCCCCCAAGGCGTGGCGCTACCTGGCCGAGGACTGCGGCCGACCGATCCCGGCACCCCCGGAGGTGGGGCGGGGCATGGTCTGCCGTGGCACTAAGGCCGTGGAAACGCAGTTCCTCTGGGTCCCGGAGGAGTCGGCGCAGGGGTTCGTCACGAACGCCGTACCGGCCCAGCGACGGGCCCGTCAGCTCGCTGGCGGCCGACGGGACCTCCCGCCGGTCTGGCGGCAGGCAATAGGCCGCTGAAAATCTTGGCCCGGGAGGGTTAGAGGTAACACCCCCCGGGAATACTCTAAGTAGAACAGCAGAGACACTACCGAAGGAGCCGGTCACAGTGCAGGAAATGATTAAGGCGATCCGGGAGACCACCATCCAGTTCGTCCCCAAGGGGGCAACGGAGCGTCTGGCGGAGGCTCTGCTGAGCGTCTACGCCCGTGCCACCGGCATCGAGTACGACGACCTCGACGCACAGGCATCCGACCTGATCGCTGACCTCCTGGTCCTGGTGGACGCCGACGGCGTGGACCGGGAGCACGTCATCGACCGGGCCCGCGAGCACAGCGACGAGAGCATCGCACGGTCCTGACCCGATCAGGTTTCCCCCCCGGCGTGGCTGCGACGTCACGCCGGGGGATGATGCCCCATCGGTTCCAACCAGGAGTCCGCCATGAACGCCACCGAGTTGCTGACCGTCATCAGCGAGATCAAAGACGCTTGCGACGCCGCCGAGCGTATGGAGATCACCCCCGACCAGGCCGTAACGACGATCACCCGCATCGTCGCCCCCGTCGACACCTCCGAGGTGGAGTAACCATGGCCACCCTGAAGTACACCGTCGAAGCGCTCGTGCCGCACTCGACCGATCTGCCCCTCCCCGAACGTACCGAGATCGGTGCACGCACCCGCTGGACCGTTCTGTACGCCACCCGCTGGGGCT